GGGGGTTTCCTTTAGACACAAAACCGGCTGAGTGTTGTAAAGCCCTAACCTTGCCGTGCCTTGTCAGCAGTTTTGTGGCCATTTCTCTCACCAAGTCGCGCTGCAACTTTTCGTCTTTGAGCGCTTCGCGAAGATCAGCCTCAAAACTTGCAAAGTAACTTTTGGTCATATCGCCCTCAGCCGCTTACGCGACTTTCCAAACTGCTTTAACGCGGTGCATACGATTGCTGTCCAGCCAATCGATCCACTGCCCGTCTTTGAACACCGCCAAGTGTCCTGTAACCAGCACGACGTAGGTGCCGCCGCGCTCAGTCAACTTTTTAGACAACGACTTGATCGTGCCAAAGCCGCTCAAATACCCGCTTTTTTCGACACCAACGTGCCGCTCAAAAATAGGTAACCAAACTTTCTGTTTCATGCCGCGTCCAGACTTCCTGCCTGCCGCTGCACAAATATCAAACGCATCTTTATAGGCCATGCCGCTCGCGTTCGCCAAGGCGCGTACTACGCAATCGTTGCGGTCTTGAGCCGCTGAATATCCTGCTGGCGTCATCTCGTCGTCCCTTAATTAACGATGGGGACATTCTCTCGCATTTTGATCTAACTGTCCACCCATAGGGTGACACTTTTAAATTTTATTCACTGTGAGAAAATTTGGACTCCCATATATAGGAGGGCCAAATGGCTTACAAAACTCACGCAGGAAACATGCGCGCCATGCGCAAAGCTGGCGGTAACAGCAAGAAAAGATCTAGAGCCATGTCAGGCACCAACACCAAGGCGCCTAAGCCTCCATACCCCCCTCGCTAGTGGCTGCCAGCCGCACGCCCGCCAAGGGCAAGGCCAAGGTGAAGATCACCAAGGCCGGCAAGAAAGTGAGCTATGGCCAAGCCGGACGCGCAGCGGACGGCGGGCCGCGTGTCAGGCCCGGCACCAAGAAGGGCGACTCGTATTGCGCCAGGTCGGCAGGCCAGATGAAGCGCAATCCCAAGGCCGCCAAGAATCCTAACTCGCCGTTGCGGCTTTCGCGTAAGCGCTGGAAGTGCGCCGGCTCTAAATCGAGGAAATAAAAATGGCCAAAGGTGTTGGGCATTACAAGAAAGACGGCACGCCGCATAAGGGCAAAATGCACAAAATGGCGTCGGGCGCTATGCACACCGGCGCTACCCACACAGACAACAGCGTGAGGCTGTTTCATTTCAAAGATCTAACAAAGGCCGCGCAGACCAAGGCCAGAAAGATGCGGTCACCGGCAAAGAAGAGGCGATAACCATGTATCAAAGCTACGGAACGACAAAGCGCAAGCCCGCTAAGAAAACCACCAAAAAGAAAACGAGCAAGAAGGGGAAGAAGTAATGCCAGGTAAAGGATTGTACGCCAACATAGCCGCCAAAAGACGGCGCATAAAGGCAGGATCTAAAGAGAAAATGCGTAAGCCTGGCACCAAAGGTGCGCCTACCGCTGCGGCTTTCAAGGCTGCTGCAAAGACCGCTAAGAAGCGTAAGCCTAAAAAATAAAAATTTTTTTCGGTGCGCGCGAGCTAAAGCCTCCACCCCCCACCCCAGCACGCTTTGAGGGGGGGGGTATAGGCCATAATTCCTATTTAACATAATCAAGGTTATGCGCAATTCGCTCGTAAGTCATTGATTTTATTGACCTAACGGTTTTGCGCTACGTTATGCGCAGTGTTCCACGGCCAAATTCCCCTTAACTCGGCCCCCAAATCGCTCGTTCCCACGCGCATTGGCAGCGGTGCGCGGCAGTGTGCGGGAGCTAGGTTTCGTCCTTATCTTGCTCGATCAAGTTACCATTTACCAAGTCTTTCAGCGCAGTCAAATGCTGGTCACCCAAGCTTATGTTAAGCAGCGGATCACGGCGTTCGCCCCACTCGTCAGGGTTCACTCTAGACGCCACCCACTTGCGTGCATCAATGCGAAGCTTACGCACCGTCGCGTCGTGCGCATCGACTGCGGCGTCGGCAATGTCTACCACCTCCTCTGCCATCAGGTCAGCCCATCGCCTGCGTGCGTTCGTGTACCGCTCTCGCCTGCCCTCTGCGCTGTCTAGCCATTTGTAGAAGGTGCGATTGCCAACCTTAAAATGCTTAATCGCGTTGCGGGTTGACATGCCGTTCTCGATGACGTCGAAGATCTTCTCCTCGCCAAGCTCGTCCAGCTTGCGCAGTTGCTCACGCAATATCGGCCGCCCGCTCATATTCCCAACTCTTTCATGATGTCGTCCAAGTCCTCGTCAAATATCTCTGCCAGGCTATGCAAAGCCTTGTTGTGTTGCGCAGCGTCCACCTTCTTGACCACCTCCGGCGCCGGCTTCGCCGGCTGCGGCATCGCTACGCCAAGCACCTGCTCCAGCGTGTTCCACCTGTCACCACAGTGTGTACACTCACGCCTTCGCCTGACGCTCTCTAGCGACTTCTGAACGTCGATTACCCTCGAAGCCTTACCACATGACCTGCAACGCATATAAACCTCTCACAGCGCCGTTTTGGCGCCCTCCTGACGCAGTATCTCCACGATCTGCGCCAATGCTTCGCCCTTCGTCACCATATCGGTGGTATATCGCAGCACCCGGTAGCCAAGCTCCAGCGCCTTGTTGTATTTCCAACAGTCAGATTTGAAACCGGCGCCAGTGGTGTGCCTGCCGCCAGACCAAGTACCCCCCTCCACCTCAATGATCAGGTTCGTGCCGCTGACCAAGAAGTCAAAACGAAACCGCCTGCCAGGTATCAGCATCTGCTCACGCTCGTACCCAATCCCGGCGCCATCGAGTTGCGCCGCAAGCTGCTCCTCGCCCTTGCTCATGGCGCTCAGCACCCCGCCTTCAAGGCGGCGCTGCGACAGTTAAGCGCCAGTCTTATATATAGGGGAACTGTCGCAACTGTCGCAAGCCCGTAAGCTATTGATTTTGGTAGAGTTTTTAGGTGCGACAGTTGCAAAATAGAACTGTCGCAAATTTGAACTGTCGCAAACCCGCAAACGTAGCTGCGACGGGGCTTACAGGCTGCGACAGTTGTATAATCTGCGACAGTTACGGACTGTCGCACTGTCGCAACTGTCGCACTTTTTGACACCCACTGGTTCACAGTTTTGGCCCCTGATCTGCCAACTGTTGATGCAAAGTTATCCACGCCTTGGCTGCCGTTTGTGGCACTACTCCGTTCCCCAAAAGCCTAAGTCTGTCCACCCTAAAGGCAGCCCCATTAACCACTCGACCCACGTCGGGTTCAGTTGCCCAGCTGATTGCCTCTGGTTGTCTGAGTGCTGCACCGCCACGTCCAGAGTGTCTCTGCTGATCTTGCCATTCCTGATCCTGCCCCCTTGGTAGCCGCCCTTGTGATCCCTGGCTGATGGCGTCGGCCACGTCGTATGAGCGGCTGCCGTCAGAGAGTTTTGGTGATAGCTGCGCATCTTCTTGGTCGCTTTGTCTGAGTCTTGCACTGTCGGCGTCGGCCATTGCACTTGATTGACCAACAGGTCTCGCTTGCCATTTTTCGACGGGTTCAGTCCGCTGTGTTTTGAGCCCTGCACCATTGGCGTAAGCCACATCCTTACCTGGTTGCCGAGATCCACCTTTGACCCTTCCTTCATCCCATTCGGGTGATGGTCTCTGGCGCACGGTGTCGCCCAAGATAAAGACGCGCTTCCGCTGGTGTGGCGCGCCGACTTCAGCCGCGCTGAATACTCCCCACGTCGTTTGGTAACCAAGGCTTTCCAAGTCTTCGATAACTTCTCGTAGTCCGAGGCTGATGTGTCCCTCGACGTTTTCAAAAAAGCATCGAACAGGTCTAATTGTTCGTATGTGGTCGTAGATGTAGGGCCACAGGTGTCTTGGGTCTTCTGCGCCTTTGCGTTGCCCGGCTGCGCTAAAGGGCTGGCAGGGATAACCGCCAGTGAGTAAGTCAATGCGCTCTCTAAAGCAGTGTGCTGGCAGGGTTTTAAGATCCGTCCAGATAGGTGCCGGAACCAGCTGTCCCGCTTCCATCTTTGCAACCAGGTTCGCAGCGGCGAAGGCTTCGATCTCCACATGAGCGACGACTCGATGTTCAAACCCGGCAAGCTCAAGTCCTCGCTCGATGCCACCGTATCCAGTGCAGAGGCTGAGAACTGTGTGTAATTTTTTGGAACTATCCACATCAATCACTAGCCCACTCACCAACGCGCACAAAGCTGCGCATGTGCCGCGAACTGTCGGCGTGCTCGACCACTCTCAGCGCGCCGTTTGCCACCCATACGCTGATCAGCGTCTTGACCTTCGACCGCACGCTGGCGTCTTTTATGTCTAGCTCCAGCGCCTCGGCAACTGCGTTGCCGGCCCAAGTCTTAGACCTGACATCCTCGCGCCACTCATTGGCGTCTAAGGCCCGCTGCACTCGCCGCAAGTCTGCAACCGTTATGTCGCTGAATGCGTCCGGCCAAGACCACGGCTCCACGACGCCTACGTTGTCGCCATTGAGAAGCTCGACGCTGACCATCTTGCGCCATGTGCTGTCACTGGTGGGCGGCGCCAAGTTGTCTTTGGAGTCGCCTTCGCGGCTGTACCGCCAAAACTCTGACTCGTCTATGTTGGCGCTACGCGCCTCCTCGGCAGTCATCCGCTGCAGGCGTCTGACGTGCCGGGCGGCATCAACCAGCGCGCTTGCCCCTCTGGCGTCAGATACAGACGCATCCACGCCTGGATTTCCTTTGCGGACGTGATGGACAAGCTCGACGGAGCAATTCGCGTCGTTCGCCACCTGCGCCCAGCGCTTGACCACCATGTCGATGGCCTTGTTGTCGTTCTCGCTTAGGTGATGGCTGCTAACGAACGGATCGACGGTGATGACATCCACACCCAGCGCCTTTATATGGTGCGTGAGTGCGTCGGCAGCTGGCGTCAGCACGTTTGAGCTACCCATCGGCTCTGCGATAATCAAAGGCTCGTCGCGGCCGCTGTTTACCAACAGCCGGTCGCCCAGGTCGTCTTGCGTGATCCCGTAGTGCTGACAAATGGCCGCAATCCGGCGCTGCAACTCTTCGAGCGGGTCTTCCAGGTTCCAGACCCACACCTTGCGCGGCTCTGTCTCAACGCCAAGGATCGGCTTGCCACTGGCCATCGCCACGGCCTCGGCAATGGTTATGGCAGTCTTGCCGCCCCCGCCGGGCGCCACAGTGACGCTGAGATACTTCCTTATATAGTGCCGGCCATAGACCCACTCGCGCTTCGGTATCGCCGCCACGTTGCCAAGCACAAACGGCCTCGGCTCCAGCGCTACGCGCTGCGCCTCGGCTTGCGCCTTGAAGTCAGCCTGCGCGCGTGCCTTGTTCCCGGCGTCCGTTTGCAGCATCGACTCGACCGTGCGCTCAATCACGGCACGGCCTAGCGGCGGCTGATTTATGGCGTCCCAAGCGAGCATCTGCTCCAAAATTTCGGCAGGCTCATGGCCCTGCGCGATCAATCGGCCAGCCTGGCTGGCGGCAGAGTTGTTACGGCTGCCTTCCCTAACGCCTGCGTCAGTGACGTTGAAATTAAGATTGCCCGCCACTGGCTGCGGCTTCGGCTCGTTGAATCCGTCGATTGAGCGCAGATCCTGCGCCGATAAGTACGGCAGCGACCGCCAATCGCCGTCCACGCCGGCGTCAACGGTTTCTGTATACACCGCCCCGCTCTCGTGGATGCTACCTGGCGCTATGACCACACCCCCAACGCC